TCTTCACACGTGGCTACCATTACTTGATCGTAGTAGTAGACGTAATCTATTGCCCACTTGGTTATATCGCCTTTAATCGTATTGGTGTGAGGATTGTCAGCAAGTGCGCATATCAAAGCCAGACGCATCGCTTTTTCTCTGGTTCTGGACAACAACACTTCTAATCCGTCTTTCTCTAATTTGTTTTGTTGATCCACTAACTCGTAAGCCAGTTTATTGAGTAACGCCTTAGATTCATCGTCAAAGTTAACCAGGCGTTGCTTAAAGTCCACTTCTGAGTTGTCTCTGGCTATCTGCTCCATTTCATTCTTGGTTTCTCTTACCTTACGCACCCATTCCAATATGGCGTGTGAAGGTTCCACGAATGGTACCATTCTGCCCACGACTCTTGGCAACTTAGATTCAACGACTATAAAACGATTTAAAAATCCGTCCACGATACGACCTGTTGATAAAGCGCCGTAAAAGTTTCTGGGAACGGACATACCAATCAACGTAATAGCAGGTTTAATTGTAGAGCGATCCAGAGCCTCTTGTTGCTGTTTTTGGGTTAAAGTCATCATAGAGTAGTTGTCTGGTCTGATCGTGCCGTGACAACGACCCCACGTCTCCATAAGGACCTGTAAAGCGTCCTCTTTATTAGAATTGGATGCTTTGGATATACTTTCCAATCTTTTACCGAATTCGTCCATTACCGTAATGTGTGTTGGCTTATGTCTTAGTAAGCTGTAAACCGCACCGCTTGAAGTGTAACCGTCTCCCGCCAATATCTCCCCATGTCCTGCTCCGTCCAATACGGATTCCATAACCGTCTTTACGTTTTCTTTTCCTTGTCCTGATTTAGCAATACACATAAAAAACATGGAGCTGAAGTTGTTCATGTCGGTTCGGTACATTCTTCCCAACGCTACTGAACCTAAAGCCAACGCGGTCTGCATTGATAACGCAGGTTGTTGTATCTGCGCTATTGTTTCCGAGTATTCAAAAATATCTTTTACAATACCTGGAGGGTTGTATAAATCGCTTGGTTCGTTCACGTTGTACTTTCTCTGTATAAAAGCAGGAGCCTGTTGGTTCTTCCTTTCGTGGGTCTTTAATATAGAGTTAACTGTAGTGGATATTTCTGATCTTGGTAAGGGCGGTTTGTTCTGTTGATTCCAAGATTGAACAAAGAATTCAACCATTTCTATACTGACGTTCTTTGCTATTAAGTTACCTGCTAATCGAGCGGCGTTGTCGTTACGGCTTCCCGCAACCACACCTTCCATTGAAAACGGAGAAGTAATGGCCTTGCCATTTAACTTTTCAGCACCCGTAATCATTACCCAATGTTCTTTGGTTAGATTTGGTAAATCGCTTGTGTTGTGCCAATCCCAACCGTCTATGAACTTAGGTTCGTAAATGGCTCCTGTGGCGTGAATATTGTAAGGCGCAATAATTAAACCACCCACTCCTCTTATATCAATAAGCTTTGCAGGATCTGACGTCTCGGTTCTTCTGGCTACGTAGGTGGTGTAGTTTTCTGGGTTGTTGTAGTAATAGTGCATGCCCTTGCCTGTAACCACTTTGCAAGGAGTGTTGGGTAAATTTTCCTCTGCCCATATACAGGCTTCTGGGGTGTCTGCGTCCACCACTATGAATTTACCGCAGATTAAAGCCACAACTAAATCGTTGCGGTTCTTAAACCACCGAGTTATTTCTTCTGTTGTCGGTTGTCGCTCTTTGAACTGTTGCCAGCTCCCCAGTTCTTTAGGGGGTACTTTATTATGTCTTAGTAATGGTACGGGACTGTAACCACTTTCCGCATAAGCAAGAGCAAGCTCCAACGCAGAATCCTGCGCAGATGCTTTGACGTCTAACACTATTCAACCGCTTTCTTTGTCTTAGCAGACTCTTCGATTGGACCAAAGATTGATTCAAAATCCAACTTACCTTTGGATGCTTGGATGATTTTTTTGGCTTGTTCTATTGAAGGCTGTCTTAGGCCATATCTCCAGGCTTTTGTTGACGCAGACGAGCAATCAAATAATTCTGCTGCTGGTTCTATACCTATAAATTCTATGTACTGTTTTAGCGTAATACGTTCCACTTCTCTCTCCTTATATTCTGGTTTTAGACCTTCTTGATATAAAGTCATCAGGTCCTTCTCCAATAGTTGTTGTTGTCGGTAAAGATAATTAATCTTCCATTGGTTCTTGTTTTTTGCTTTGTTCATGTTTACAATAGGTTAACTTTTGTTTTCAACATATAGTAACTGAAAACAATTTTGTTAACAAGTGGAGAAAGTAATATGAACGATAAAATTTTAAATCGTATCAAAAGTCCCAACGAGTTAGTAGAACAACAAGGCGCGAAGCTGTTGGTCTACGGCGAGAGTGGGGTCGGAAAAACTACCCTCTGTCAGACAGCACCAGGTAAGACCTTGGTTGTCAGCATGGAGAGTGGTTTATTGTCTATCAAAGACGCTACAAACTTAACGGCTATTGAAGTTAAGGAAGCATCAGAGATAGAAGAGATTGCTCAACTCTTAGAAGACGGAACCTTAGACTACGATACTGTCTGTTTAGATAGTGTCACTGAAATGTCTGAGATTTTGTTGTCTCAAGAGAAAGCAAAAAGTAAAGATCCTAGACGTGCGTACGGCGAGGTCATCGAAGTGATGATTAAGACGATGCGTAGATTTAGAGATCTGCCGTTGCACGTGGTATTCATCGCCAAACAAAGTAGGGAACGCGATGAATCTTCTGGCATGTTTCATTATCAACCGATGATGGTTGGGGCAAAGCTGCCCACGCAAATCCCGTACTTCTTTGATGAAGTCCTGGTGATGCGTTCATTTGAAGATGAGAATGAAGAAGGCAAAAGAGTAACCTCTCGTTGGTTACAAACGAGACTTGGGCAAGGATATATTGCCAAAGATCGTTCTGGTAAATTGGAAGAGTTTGAAAGTCCGAACTTGACTGATGTAATTAATAAACTTGGATTTGCAGGAGGTGCAGAATGAGTGATTTTGAAGGATTTGATTTTAATGTAGATGATGCGGGTAATGATAATACCGCTATGCCTAAAGGGGATTACCCTTGTCAGGTTACAACTTGCGAGAAAAAGAAATCGCAAGCGGGTAACGACATGATATGGCTTGAACTAGAAATTACAGGCGATAAATACGCAGGTATGATGGTTCGTAAACCATTCATGTTATGGCAAGATAACCCAACGTATCTTGGGTATGCAAAAGCGGATTGGGCCAGATTGTGCAAAGCGTTAGGCTTTGGTAACGACAATCCACCTAAAAGCGCACACGATCTACACGGTAAAGCATTTATTGTATCGTTGGCTGTTGAAGAAGCGGAAGCTGATTCAGATTACGGTGATACCAATAAGATCGTTGGATACAAACCGCTAGTAAGACAATCAGCTCCGAAAGCTGCTGATCTTCCGCCTAGTATGGGTGAGTCTCCCCAAAGTGAAACGTCTGTCCCAAGCAAACCTTCACTTTGACCACGTCGGCTACGCTAGGAGTCGCTAAGAGCAAACGCTCAACCTAGCATTTTTATTTAGAGTACAGCTTCCAATTGCTTGCTAAGACAGATAAGAAATCATCCATAGACAATACAGCCACCTTAGAATGGTCCACTACCCAATCCAAATTAATAGCCGATAAAGGGACGCAAACCCGAATGGGTCTGCGGTTAAATTTGTAAATCAACGCGGGTATTTTGCCGTCACTAGCCTTGCACACTTGTTCCCACCAGGCAGGACGCAAAAGATCGCCTTCTTTATAGAACTTACATTCTATTGCAAAGAACGGCATTTCCAAATCACATTGATCCTTCTGTTGGTATTGATCCAGATTGCGTTTGGTCTGGTAATCAATACCCTCTTCAATAAAGAACTCGTTAAGGATCTTAGCTATATCACGCTCAAACTGAGCGCCTTTGTTTCTTGAATTAATCTTGGCCATCTTCTTCATTCTGTGCCAGAATTGCTTTACGTTTTAAAGCTTCCAAATAGATTGTTTTATAGATTTCTCTGCCAAATTTTTCTTTATAAATTTCCAACATTAGCACATTAGCATTTTTGCTAACAAGTTTTTTACCTTTGCGTTTTGGGAAATTTTTTAATTCTTGCTCTAATTCCCACTTCAGTTTTATCAAGTTACTAATATTATTGAACTCTTCTTTTGGTATTTGCATCCTGGTTTTACCCATTTCTGGTAATTGCACTACCCTTTGTTCCTGATTTATACCGTACTTTCTTTTGAAATCAGTAACTGTCTTGTTGATTACTTGAATTCTATAAACTATAGCCTGTCTGTTTTGATCGTTAGATTCAACCTCAACACCGTCATCTACAAAACCTCTCCTTGAACCATGTGTTGAGTAACTACCAGTTCTTTTTATAAACTGTTCTTTGTTTGGGTTATTAAGACTATGTCCCATTATTCATCGGCATTTATATCAAGTGTAACAATATTCGGACTGTTATGAATGGTAGGCTTAGTTCCTTTAAGATACTTCTTATACGACTCTAAGCTTGCAGACATTTGTAT